GCGCAAATGCCATTCTGAATCCAGCCCCTTGGATCGATCAGCGACATCGAGGATTCTGGTTCTGTAATAGTCGGTGTCCCAGGCAAAGTCTTCGGAAAGGATTACGTTGAGCGAACCTGGTACGCATTCAATCCCAAGAATATATTTGAATTCTTTTATTCTGCGTTTTTCTTTATATTCAAATGCCTTGGATGCGCCACCGGCCCCGGAAGTAACTTTCCCGGAATAGACCTCTGGTGTTATGCGCTTTGGCTGGAATGCCCAGACCTCCCTGGTCGGAACGTGCAGAGCTGGGCCAATCATTTTGTTGTCGAAATACCTAGAAGCCGCACCGATGATTTTGTAAATGTGGAAATTCTGTTGGTATTCATGGCTCACATTTTTTTTGACCACCCCGTCGCTTGTATCAATCGGGCCTTCGTAAATAACCTGGCTGATTGGTTGGCACTGCCGCCATATCCAATACCAGATTGGATTGTGATCACCGCCGCAAGATTGATATATGTGGTGATAGACACTCATCATCAACACCAGGTCAAAGCGATCAAATTCCAACCATTGCGTACCGGCGTGGTATTCAATAAACCGTGCGTTCTCACAGGCTGTGGTTCTGTTTTCAAACGCCAGGTTTTTCCAGCCCTGTCCTTTTACTTCGCGGCCACGATCAAGTCCGATGGATATTGTCGCCCCGCGCTTTGCGCAAAGGTTTGTCCAATACCCGTGATCGCACCCAATATCTAAAACGCGCTTGCCAGTAAGATTTTCTGGAAGAGGTATAGCCGCAAGCTTTAATTCCATCCGGTCTTTGGTTTGATAATCACCAGGCATATCTCTCGACCTCTAAAAGTTCCCGACCGTAGCGCAACAGAAGCGCGTCTGCTTTTGTCATTTCGTGGTTTTGGTATGGCAATACATGGTCATAGCAATTGATTGCGCTGAGTTTGGCAGCGGCCTGGGACGCAGTCAGGCGCAGCTCTTGCCCGGATTTGTAGCCAAAATATATTTGGTGCTTGTGGCCATAATTCTCTTTGACGTAAAAGTGCAGCTGCTTATGGTGTTGGTGGCCATATTCCCCGTGTTGGTTATGGGTGACGATTGTGTCGAACAGGCCGAGATCGAGTTCTCTTAGGTGCGTCAGCGAACTGCTTTCCGTATACGGCAGCAGTCTTGGTTTGGCCTTGAGGACATTGCAGGCATCGAAAAACTTCCACGCCCTGATTGGATCTGTTTTGGGTATCGAGCAACAGATCACCGTCCAATCCCCTGGGTTTTGCAAAACAATCCCCGCGCCCCAAAGACACTCATCGTCAGGGTGGGCCACCACCATTGCCCAGCGCTTACCTTTTAGGGGATTCATTTCGGATATCTCGATAGATCACAAGCGCAATGATTGCGATCATGGAGATCAGGAACCAGGCTGCGCTTTGGGCGCGGATATGCGGTATTAAGTCGATCATTTCTCGCCTCCTTCTACGTCAACGATATCTGGTGCTTGTACGTTGATGCCGATTACGGACGGTTTGTCAGAGCCATCATCAGGATTGTCGAGAAGACCTGATGCCTTAGCGAGTAGTCGTAGCACGCCCACTTTGTCATAGAGTTCAACGTCCAACGTCTGCGAACCATCCTTCTCACGCTTGACCCGGATATTTTTGATCGCCTGCAAGGCGTGATCTGGAATTTGACTTGCCGCTTTAACCTTGACATTTCCGTCCTCGTCCCACGTTAGGATATCTGTGATTTTGGTGTTGGCCATGCACAGCAGCGAGTAGGCAATGGCCTCCCGGTTTTCCAGGATGGTGGCCGAGCGCTCCATGCGCCTGGTGATCGAGCGCACCCCGCCCCAGTTCTTGAGACTAGGCACCTGCTCAGAGATACGCGACTTAGTTCTAGCCATCAGAACGGGATATCGTCATCGAGTTCAGCAAACCCGTTGGCTTTGGCCTTGTTGTGGGCATCCTGGGCCGGGAAAGGTTTGTGAGCTGCGGAGTAGGTCTGACCAGCTGGTGCCTGCACTTCTTTGCCAATCTTCACCTGGTACCAGGTCTTCCCATCCGAGTTCTTCGGGGTAATGTCCAGCCAATGGGTCTTGCCATCAGGAAGCATCACCTTGCCCCGGAAGTCTGCGTGCCAGTCTTCGGTCTTCTTGTCATTGGGCCAGGCAGACCCCTGACCTGGTTTCATCTCATACGCCATATATCTCTCCTCAAGGTTGTTGTTCAAAGTCTTTCATCGCTTGGCGATATCTGTCAAAGTCCATCAGCTTCACCTTCTGCTCTGCCAAGGCTTCGACTATCTGCGGTAGTGTAAATCCACGCCGCAGCAACTCAAAGACAAAATTCTCCAGCAGGTCATGCACCGTCATGTCGCTCCTCCAAGTAAAGTCAAAAATCCGTGCCATGAAAAAGTGGGGAAAATTTGAGAGGTTCCCCCGCTCGCGATAGCCCACGCCGGGGGGGAGGGTATGCCGCCTTCCCACGCGCCACACACGCACGCGATACGCACGCACACACGCGCAGCCGTCTGACACCCAGGCACCTGCCAGCCCTGTCCAAACGCATACCAACCTTTGCCTTTGGACAAGACCGATTTAAAGCCTCTGTACGCCTTTGGGATGCCTGACGTAGGCAAGGGTAGCCAGTCAACTCTACGGAGCCAACAGAGAGCCTGTAATCGCGTCCCAGAGGCATCAGCATCCGGTTACCTCTCCCACCAATTGCTCACAGACCTCGGATAGGCGCAGTCTGACCGGCATGGTCTCGACCAGTTGGGTGAACCTGGCTTCGCTGACACCGACCTCGCACATGATCGCAGCGCACCTTAGGTCAACCTCATCGATAGTTGACGTAACAAACCTATGTTTACTTATGTTTTCATAAATACTTAAAACCTTATCTATACCTATGTTTTTCTGTGTTTGGTCAACCTGCAGGTTTACCATAGGTTGACTATGTAAGCCCTTTGCATGGTCAACCTGTGGGTTGACTATGTGAGGTGTTTTTGGTGTTGGTTTTGCCTTTGGTTTGCGTGCCATGATGTCGCCCATCCTCTCTGGTTTGTTGTGGTGAAATCCGTTCCTGTTTGCCAGCCCGCCGAGTAACTCTTTCAGTCTCGCCCGGTTAGCTGCCATCTGTTCTTCGGTAAATTCCTCTTCTGGTGGATTTGTGGGAATTTGGTTTTGTGTGGCCTGGGCTATCTCTTTCTTGGCCATTGATGGTGGCCTGGTGTCTTCCTGGCCACTGGTCGCTGCAATGGCATCCTCGGCCTTGATGCTTGGGTCGTAGATGATCCGCAGGGTATCTGCTCGCTCACCCCTGAATCCCTTGGACATGACCTCCAGATATCCAGCCTCTTTGAGCTGCTTGATCGCCTTGTTCACGGCCTGCTTGGTGATCTTCAGATGGTCTGCGATCCGCTGCTGGCCAACCCAGGTGATCCCGGCCTTGTTCGCGTAGCTGCAGACCAGGCCAAGCACCCGGATTGCCAGGTGGTGCAGCCGCTCGTCCGTAAGCGCAGCCATCGGCACCACGGCGAACTTACGCTGATCTGGCGGTGCCTCTTTCTCGATAATCCGAGGCCGCTTGGGTATCTTGAATTCGATCACTTGCGCTGTTTGTGTTCCCATATCCTCATCATCTCTTCCCGTAACGCCAATCTGGCGGCGATCCCTCTTTTCTCTTCCACAGCATCGAGGTAAGCCACCCTGGTCTTCTTGGTGCGATATCTCTTGAGAACCCAGGCAGCCTCGTAATACATCCGATGCTCTTCAGAATAATTCCCAACAACGCGACCATCAGGCAGGCCAACCAGCCGAGCGCCAGGATGGATAGCGCCGCAGCCAAAGCAAACCAGGCGCGGATCGCCCTCATCGCAGCTCGTAACTGTGGCATCCGTTGACTTCCCCGGAGGTCGGCTTGTCATACGCCTTGCAGTACAGAAACCAGCCCCGGTTCACGCACCAGGCGCATTCTGTGCAGCTCTTTTCCTCTGGTTTTCGACGCAGCTGGCGCACTGCCACCTGCGGTTCTTGCCCCCGTTGATTACCTTCCATATCCCGCCCTCCGATGGCCGGCGATCCCGGCAATGACTACACCAGCGCGTGCCAAATAACTCCTCCTCGCGCCGGGTAATGTGCTGATACATCTCATTTGGCATTCAGATCCTCCCTGATAGCCCCTATAAGCCAATCTAGCGGCACCACAGCCCGCCAGGGTTGCCCACTACGCCTAAACACCACGACAGGCACTGGTGGCTCAAAATCACCCTCAGAATCGATTCTCGATGCCGTGGTGACCGCAGCCTCCACCTGCCGGCACCAATCCTCGATGGCCAGCCGCTCCTGGCGCTTGACCTCGATGCAGAACCGGCCAATCTCTATGTCGTACCCGCCGTCCCTGGCCTGGCCCAACTTTCGCTTGACCTCAAACCCCAGCTGCTCAGACAGGATGCCGGCCAGCTCGCGCTCGCCTACCGCACCCTTGCGCCTCTTGCCCCGGCCATCCATCAGGCTTTGACCTCCGGGATATCCACCACCGGGATGTTGGCAATCAAGGCATCCAGCCGCCCGGCCACCTCGACGTGCTCGGCCAGGTGGGTCTCGATCAGGTCATGCAAGATGGCCGTGCGATCCTTGCCCAGTTTCTTGCTGGCCGCAGCCAACAGATGTCTGGCCTCCGGGCGCAGGCGAAAGTAAAACCCCGTGTAGTCGGTCTTAGACATAACTCCTCCTATTGGAAATAAGTGCAAGGATATACCTGTGGATATCTTTTTTGCAATTAGCACTTGACAGGCAGATATCTCCCATGCTCCACTCTGGTCTGGGCGCAGATATCTGTGTCCGTCAACTACCAAGAATGGAGATTGAAAATGACCAAGTACATTGCCTACTACCGAGTGTCCACCGACCGCCAGGGCCAGTCTGGCCTTGGCCTGGAAGCACAGCAGGCAGCTGTGGCCAGCTATCGCGAGAACATTGTCGCCGAATTCACCGAGATCGAATCAGGCAAGATCGATTCTCGCCCGCAGCTTGCCGCTGCTCTTGAGCTGTGCCGCAAGCTTGATGCATCGATTCTGATTGCCAAGATTGACCGGCTTTCGCGTGACGCTGCGTTTCTGCTCACGCTTCGCAAAGCCGGTGTCGATATCGTGGCCGCAGATATGCCGCACGCCGGCACCCTGGAATTCGGCATCCGCGCAGTGGTCGCGCAGCATGAACGCGAAGAGATATCCAAGCGCACCAAGGCAGCGCTGCAGGCCGCAAAGGCCCGTGGCATCCGTCTTGGTTCACCCAACCCGTCAGCTGGTGGCGTAGTTACCGCACAGGCAGCTGATGAGTACGCAACCACCGTGGCACCGATTGTTCGCTCAATCGTGGCCAAGATGGGCGCGGCATCCCTGCGTGCAATCGCCAAGCAGCTCCAGGCCGAGAGCGTGCAAACACCCCGTGGTGGCAACAGCTGGTCGCCGTCACAGGTTTCTAACCTACTGCAGCGCATTGCTGCTTAATCGAGGAGAAAAGCAATGAGAAAAGTAAAGAAAGACTACTTCATTGACCCGCGCGTTAACTTCGCACGCAGCTGGAGAGATAGCCTGCCCGTGCAGCCCGCCGAAGAGGAAGACCCGATGTGGCTCAAAGTCCTAGCCGCCCTGGCCTTTCTTGCCCTGTTGTTTGTAATGGCCCTACTCTGAAAGGATCACGCCATGAGCCAGACCGAATGGATACTGAACGAAATGAAACGTGGACGCATGGTTACCTCGGTGGACGCGCTAGCCGGCTGCAATTGCTTCCGACTTGCAGCTCGCATCGAAAACCTGCGTGCCGCCGGCCACAAAATCATCACCACCATGCTGAAAAAGAACGGCAAGAGATATGCGGGTTACACACTGGTGAAAGGAAAGAAATGAAATCTTACGGAAAAGTCACGCCCGATGACCAGGCAAGCGGATCAATGCTGCCGGCCATTCTCGGCATCAGCGAGTACCAGAGCCAAAACGATGCACTGCAGACCTGCATCCGCGCCATCGATGGATTGCCGCGAGAAGATATCTCCAACGAATCAATGAGCTGGGGCAATGAGTTTGAGGGTCGCATCCTAGTGCGAGCAGCTGAACGCCTGGGCCTGGATAACCTCAACCTCGACCATGAGGCAGCGTACACGCACAAAACCCTGCCGCTCGCGGTATCACTGGACGGCACAGCTGATGGCAAAGGTCTGGTAATCGAGACCAACCCAGATCAAGGCATCTATGTCATGGGCGCTGGCTCAATCAAGCTCGACGGGGTTGGGATCATGGAAGCAAAGCTCACAGCATCCGAGGCAGAAGATGCGCCGCCATTACATCGCGGGCCGGTGCAGCTGCAGGCGCAGATGGATTGCTTTGGTGCCAGCTGGGGCGCGGTCTGCACGCTGTACAAGGGAACCAGGCTGCGGATCTTCCTGTTCGAGCGGCACCAGGGAACCATTGATCTAATCGCAAATGCGGTGACCGATTTCCAAGGCCGGCTTGATGCCTACCGGGCAGATAAAACCATCAAATGGTATGAGCCAAAGGATTCAGCGGATGTCAGCAGAATGTATCCCACGGGCCTTGAGGATGAGCCGATCTATCTCGGCGAGGAGGAAGACTTCTGGGCATACGAAGTTCTGCGCTGCAAGGCAGAGATCAAGAAGCTAGAGGAAGACATCGACAAGGCCGAGAAAAACCTCAAAAAAGTTCTGGCCACTAAGACCTGCGGCATCACCAGCAAGCATGAAATCTATTGGCCAATGCGCCACTATGAGGCTCAACCATCTCGGATCACGCCGGCCAAAGAGGCCCGTGTGGTGCGTCAGTCCACACTCAAGATCAAGGTGCGGAAATGACTGACCGTGAACTCATGCAGATGGCGTTGAAGTTTATTGTGCTTTTGTCATCAAAAGACAGGGCATGGTTTACGGAGAAAGAATTTGAGGTAGTTGCGGCACTACGCAAAGCACTAGCGCATCCGGATGAAGTACTAGCAGAACGTGAGGCGTGTGCGAAGGTGTGTGATTTAGTTGCGAAAGAGATAGATGACACAAACGGAACTGCAACTTATTGCGCCACCTCCATACGAGCAAGGGGTCAGAAATGAGCATCTCAGCAATGAAGCAAGCATTAAATGCTTTGGAGGTATTGCTGCGAGATTATGGAGCTGTCCACGATGCAGGAGATTTAGAGATGCAACCTGCTCTTCATCAGGCTCATGTTGCCGT